ATCCTTCGGGTTCCAGATGTCGATGATGAACGGTGTTATCATTTCCATCCGCTTGGCGCGTTCAACACCTGTGCCGTTGTCCTCCGCCGCCTTTACCAGGTCTGCCGTTGAGGTGATCGCCATGTGCATTTCGGAGTACAGGATCGCAGATAACAACGCGTCATAGTGAATTGGATTGCCAGCAGCGCGGCCTGCAGCAGCATAGATTTTCTCAATTGCTATCTCAAGTTTTTCAACCTTCTCCTGGCTTTCGGTTGATTGCACCACGTTGAATATGGGGTCGGTTGCTACCATCAATCGTAGCGCCCCAAGAGCAGCATTACGCGCATCCGGGCTGATTTTTATTTCAGCGGATTTCCACTTCTTGCCGCCCCTGCCAGTCCAGGTCATCAGGTACATCTCGTCAATAGAATCGAATAACGTATTACGCTGTCCATCATCCGCTTTCATCTGCTCGGCGCGGCTCTTGATAATTGCGAACTCTGATTCATCGTATGCCGATAATGCGTTCTTGTTTTTCGTTTTATCTGCCATATTAGAACACCTCTGCGAGTGGTGATCGCCTGTGCGTCCCTTGTCTGGCCACATAAGCGTAATTCTGCATCGCCCTTATCATCAATGCCCTGGCGATTACTGTGTCATCGTGAAATTCGGCTGGTGCGCCGTAAACCGATCTGCCTGTTTGCGTTATCTTGCGCTCATAGGCTTCCAGTTCGGAGGTCCATAAAGGATCAGGCATCAATGCCAGTGTTCCCTTTTCTATCTCCAATGCCGCGCCTTCGATCAACGGCGGTTTGCTTACCGCGGTTGTCTCGAACCCGACCACTGGCAACCCCTCCCGTTGTAATTGCTCCATCATCACCTGACCGATGGAGTTCAGCTCGATAAGTCCGCTGCGTATGGTCCAGCGATGGAATATCTCCTTGATCCGCTGCGCCTGGAATAGGTAATCTATCTGGTTGAACCTGTCTTTGAATATCTCTCGCCTGCACGTCGCGCATCCAACGCTAATCGCCGTGAAGTCGTTCTGCTTTCCCCAATCCACACCGCAGACGATTACGTGGTTATCGTGGGCTTCCGGCTTATCGTCTATCGGCGCTGTCATTACAGCAGATAGATTGCGGAATACCGTTCCTTCACCTTCCAGAAATTCAGCGAGTATCTCCTGGCGGTATGATTCCTCGCTCATCGTGTCCCTTAATTTTTCAACTTCCGCGAATGGGATAAATGGGTTCCTCCATGTGGGATATGTCCAGGACTTCCATTCTTCGCTTTCAGGATCGCGCCCCAGCAGGTGAAGTTTGTAGAATCCGTTGCGCCCTTTCGGGGTGGAGAGAAACCAGGCAGCGCCTTTCAGGTCTACCAGCATTGGCCGCAATATCATGTTCCAGATATTTTCCAGGTCGGCTATCATGGCCGCCTCGTCCACGATGACCAAGCTGTATTTTCGTCCTCTCGCCGCGTCTGCTGCATCCAGCGACCAGCAATCCAACACGCCGCCACCGATAACCTGTATTCTGTGCTGCTGTTCGCTTTTCGATTCGGTAATTGGCTGAAGGATATAAACCAGCTCGCGCCAAACATCTTCCAGCATCTTGTAGGTTGGTGAGAACCAGCCAACAGGCTGTCCGGTCAGCAGCCGTTCTACAACCAGGTCAATACCCAGACGGGTCTTTCCCCAGCGCCGTCCGCAGTTGACCACGTTGAATCTCTTCTGTTCAGATACGCACTCCGATTGCGTATCATGCAGGTTGGTCAGCACCACTTCGCGCGGCGCTTCAGTCGTTGTCTGCTGGTTTAGCATCGACCCTCTAGATGATTATCTCAACCGGACCGTTCGCCTTCACCTCGTGCCTGACAACGAACAGCCCATTTGCCCTCCCCAACAATTCCAGCGCCCTCAACTGGTCAAGTAATTCGAAGTCAATCTGGTTCTGCTCAACATCCTCACCGCCATCCTTACAAATGGTGGTGGTCTTTTGTTTGATACGCTTGATAAATTTGAGTTTGCCTTCCTCTTTGGCTTTGGAAAGGTTCACCTGGAACGCCATGGAAGAAACATCCAGGAAATCCCCCATATCAGCACGTGCAATATCCGCAAGTTTTTCAAGAATTTCAGCAGGTTTCATCGCTTTTTCTGCAATAAATCGCTGAATTTCTGCGGAAATATCATCTTTTAACAATAATCTTTGACCAATTTGAGTAGCGGAGCGTTTAGAATACCCGGCGCGAATAGCCGCCTGCGTTGCGTTGAAATCAGTCAGGTATTCATTCAAGAAAACTTTCTGCTTATTAGTCAACCCCATACACACCTCACGATTATTATAACACTATTGGTAGTAGTATAATAAAGGTATAATAACCTCATAGAGAGAGGATAACTATTGACAATACAACTATTCTGCGGCGATTGCCTCGAAGTGATGAAATCAATACCGGACAAATCTGTGGACGCGGTGATTACTGACCCGCCGTACTTCCTGCCGCAACAATCCTATGTTGGTTCGCGCGAAAATGGCTATGCTAAACGACATTTGGGGGATATGTCGGTATTCGATGGATACTTCCAAACAATATTTGAGCAGGTTGGTCGGATTCTTTCAGACGAGGGAACGTCCTATATATTTTGTGACGCACAAAGTTATCCGTTCTTTTTCCGGTCAATGTATTCTCATTTCAACCATGTTAGAACGCTGATTTGGGACAAGGTCGTTTCTTTCAATGGCTATACATGGCGACACCAACACGAGTTGATTGCGTGGGGCGAGCGCAATAAAGCAACAAGAGTACCAACTGGTGACGGTGATATTCTGAAAGAACGCGGAGTACTGCAAAAGGACAGGGTTCATCCTGCCGAAAAGCCAGTTGCGTTAATTGAAAAACTAATCAAAAAACACGAATACACTACCATCCTTGACCCGTTCATGGGTTCAGGTACAACAGGCGTGGCTTGCGTTCAAACAGGCAGGAATTTCATAGGAATAGAGATTGACGAAGGTTATTTCAAGATAGCAGAGAAGCGGATACATGATGCGGAGCAACAAATGAGGTTGCCAATTTGAAACTCTACCTCCACCTCCTTGACGTTGTATTCCGCTGGTGCTGGAATCACCTACCGCAATTCCCAGATAAATGCGTTGACGCAGTACACGAAGCGGAGCGCAGGATTCACGGCGCTATCCTGCGCCCGGACGTGATCGCAAGGGCAAGGGAGATGATAGGGAAGTAGGCGTGGTATAATTGAATCGCGGTCAAGAGTGCTGCATTAGCGGTACGTACACAGACACTTGGCTGCATAGCGCCATTGCCTTTTCTCTCCAGGCAGTGGCGCTGGTCATTCCGGTACAATCCCGCATTCTGATTGCGTTATTACCGCCTGCGAATACACCCAATTAGCGTGAAATTAGGGGGATGAATACACCTGGTTTATAACCTAATCATCAAAAACGTAAAATATAAATTTGTATATTCCACTGAATTTTGTAAACCAGCAGTCAAAGGTTACAATAATTCAGACGTTTAACTTTCAAATAGCATATATTGTCTATTTGCCTATATGTCGCGTTTATAGCCGCCCATCCTATACATGACAATCCTATTCCCGATAATAAACGCCTTAGAATCAATCCTGTGGCATTCTACAGGTATCAGAATGCTATTCCTGGACTTCGTAACGAGTTTTTGAGCAATTTCTAAAAACACTTGACATTTGTATTACAACGTGTAATAATATAGGCATACAAGAGGAGGCTTATGGAATACGAAAAAGTTATCATTCTACGGGTGAGCGAAGAAACACGGTAGTGGCTGGATGAATTATCTGCATCATCCGGCGTGACGGTCTCAAAAATTGTCCGCTCCATACTGGACCAGGTCAAGAGGGCAGGTAAAGTCGAAGGCGATAAGGTAATCTGGGGAACCGATACGGAGTACGAATGATGGCTAACATTGGCGTGTTTTTCCTGGTTATCGCAATCCCGGCGATTATTATTCTCGGGATAGCCGCAATACTGAAGAGATTAGGAGTGATGGAATGAGCGCAATAGGTATCAACGTATCAGATCGAGACACGGTGAACGGATGGGAATCCCTGCAACCGGAAAG